AGCCATGGAAGATTTTCTCACTGGAGAATAAGCGATGTGATTCACCAGGTCGGCCAATGGCTGTGTGCCGCTGGCAAAGCGCAGGTAGTCTTGTGCGATGGCTGCGTTTTTGCTGCCTTTGAGAATGCCCATGAAGCCAGCCGCGTATGCTTGACCGTCCCACATGATGGCAAAGTCTTTCTTCTCTTTCAAGTAGGCATCAGTGATACGACCATTCCAGGAATGGGTCATCACTGCTTCACCAGATGCCAACAGTTGAGCAGGCTGTGTGCCAGCTTCCCACCAGATGATGTCTTTCTTGATGGTGTCCAGCTTGCGGAATGCACGATCCACACCTGCTGGTGTGCCCAACACAGTATAGACATCAGACAGTGGAACACCGTCGGTGATCAAGGCCCATTCCAAGGCTGGGCTGTATCTCTTGTAGAGACCACGCTTGCCCGGAAACTTCTTGGTATTGAAGAAGTCATCCAAGGTCTTGGGACCATTGGCACCCAGCTTGGAACGATCGTATGCCACAATGTCAGCGAACATCACGTTGCCCACCGCGCAGGTAGTGACAGTTCCGGGCAAAAAGTCCTTGGCTGCAGGAGTGCCGTCGGCACCAGCAGGAAGTTTGCCAGCATCGATGGTTTCAAACAAGCCTTCTTCACAGCCTTTGACTGCTTCGGCTGCATTGTACAACTCGACCACATCCCATTTAATGTTGCCGGTCTTTACCTGGGCAGCGATGTCAGCAAGACCACCCAGTCGATCCACAGACACCACTTTGACTCCGGTCTTGCGTTCGTATGGTTTGTACATGCTTTCTGCTTGAGCAGCAGTCCATGCACCACCACCAGCAGCATGAACGATTGAATCAGCAGCCATGGCCACTGATGATACACACAATGCAGCGGCTGCTGCGAGTGCTACTAATGATTTCATTTGATTTTCCTTAAAAAATTTATACCAAGGTATAAAAAATTTAGCTGCGGAAGAATTCCGCATTACGGTTGGCGTTCCATGAGTATCACCATGGTAAAAGGGTGTCACTACCCCAGGCGTCAAGTTGAGTCCGACGTCGGCCCCTGCCGGCGTTGCTAAAATTATTTATGTCGCAATTATACACTGGCACAAAAAAAAGTCAAGAGAAAGCCCACCGAAGTGGGCTTGGTTGGATCACCAAAGTGGGCTTTGAGATAACGAAGATAAATACTGTTATGAAACACATACATCATATCATACCACAATATTTAGGCGGAACCAACGATCCAAGCAACCTTGTTGAACTTTCTGTAGAAGAGCATGCAGAAGCCCATCGTAAGTTATTTGAGGAACACGGAAACTGGCAAGATAGAATTGCTTGGCTGTCATTGAGCGGCCAAATTGGTAAAGATGATGCGTTACGAGAAGCAAGAGGTGCAGCCAATCGCGGACGCAAAAGAACACCTGAGCAAATAGAAAACATACGCAAAGCCGCCAATGAAAGAAATGCTCGACTTATGTCTGATCCAATCTTGTGGGCCGAAATAAATCGTAAGAGATCTGAATCACATAAAGGCAAAAAGAAATCTGCTGAACATATGGATAACTGGTCAGCGTCTCGCAAAGGACATACGGTGTCTGACGAAACACGAGAAAAGATTCGGCGCACTCTTGCAGAAACAAGAGCCAAAAAAAACGCCCTATGAAAGGGCGTTTTTAGTGCTTTTGTATATTAGCGATTCAAAATATACATAGAAATTTCAAAACCAAAACGCATATCGCTTGCTTGTGGTGCAGTCCATTTCATGATTTTCTCCTTGGTTAATGACATACCGTCCTAGTATGTATCACTATTGTAACACAAGATTGCTAGCGAAAATCATGATAGTGAGTCAGTATTACTACTGAGATCACTTGCCAATGTTCATCAAGGTCTTTGAATCAGCACCTACCACAGTGTCAGGCAGTTTGCCATTCCACTTTTCAATCCATTGCAGTTGAACATAGTTCGCACCACCATTGCTCTGGATGGCCTGTGCTTGGATAGCGATGGCCTTGGCTTCACCTTCGGCTTGAGCGATACGGCTCTTGGCTTCAACTTCGATACGGCGCAGGTCTTGTTCGGCCTTGGCAGTTTGTTGCACAGCGATCACTTTCTGTTCGATGGCCTTTTGGTAGTCTGGACTGAATCCAAAATTCACCAGGCTGATGTTGCTCACAGTGATGTTGAACGGTGCCATCTTGGTGATCAAGTGTTGCAGGATCTCTTGGCTGACCAGATCACGCTTGGTAACCAATTCTTCACTGGTGTAGTGACCCGTTACTGACTTGAACGCTTCGTTGATGCCAGGGCCAAGAACCTTTTCATCCACATTGAGGCCAAACTCTTTGTAGATGTGCGGGACCTTGAGTGGATCCAAACGATAGTTCACCACGATGTCAGTGTGAACTTGTTGCAGGTCTTTGGTGCCTGCACTTGCACCATCTAGCTTGGCTTTCTGTAGTCGAACATCCACATCGGCGATGTTGCTGATAGGATTGACCATATGCACACCTTCTGTCAAGGGCTGCGGATTGACTTCACCGAATGTGATCTGCACACCGGTATGGCCTGCTGAGATCACTGTGAAACTGGAACCCACAACAAACAACAGCACAGTGGCCATGCCTGCTGCGACGGCAGCACCGATTTGCTTGAGATCGGACATGATCGCGATAGCAGCCGCGATGATAAGACCTACGATAAAACCTACGATGATGAGAAACATACGAGACTCCTTGGTTGAAAAATCTTATTATACACAAAAAGAAAGGGCCTGTCAAGGCCCTTTGGTTGTTTCTGTTACGAGGTATTTCCTACCCTAGGCTGCGTTTAGGCGGCCAATGCGAACTGTGAGTCGTTTGCGTTTACTTTTTTTGCTTCTACGGCCGAGTCTCCCCTGCCCTAACGGTTTTCACATTACCGTGCTGTCCACTCTGTTACTCTTTGCTCTGTCGAAACCATGACAGGCCCATCATAAAGAAACTGGTTGTTTAACTAACTTAGCACCAGTAATGTTTGGATCAAAAGTATATTGAGTAGCAAACCACTCTAATTCGTTTCTGTTTAGTGGACGATAAACATCATCTTCCCAAACACCAATCAACAACTTGTGTTCAAAATTCTGAACACCTTTGTTAATAGTAACATAGTCGTATTTTACTTTTTTCATCAAACTTCTTTATGGTGGACCTGGCGGGAGTCGAACCCGCGTCCAGAACACTTTTCTCTTTGCTTCATACAGCAATAACTTTCAACACCATACGGTCTATCCATGCCACTTCCGAGAGAGGTTGCATGTGGTGTACCAGCCCTGAGATTTGATGCTATCTCGTCTTCTATAGTGCTAACTCTTACTTATCGCCAAGTCTTCCTAGCGATCCAGTGTTGTATCCGTTGCACCTGCCATGCTAGTCCCCAAGGCAGCGTGAACCCGATGCGGTTACCACTGGGAGTATACATGGTCCTACCATCGCTGCCAACCCCCATCAATCCTATAAACATAAGTTCTCCTAAATTTTTACTTATCCTCAGGATGGGGTTCTACCGTCCATCCAATGGTAAAAAGGTCTTGACGGATCTCGTCTGTCACCGTGCTTTCATGCACATAGCCTTGGAAACTATCCGCCTCACCTGCTCCAAAGATGCCCGAACAATACCAATCCATGTAATCGCCTTGACCTCTCAAGTCGGCAACGATACCACCGGCTGAGCGCCACGAGCATGACCAGTATTCATCCCGTAGTCGAGGCCATACTTGGTTAGGTTGGAACACATTGTTGCACATGGCCGCATAGAGATTCTGTGCGTAGGTCTCACTGTCCACAACCTTTTTCAGCATCCATGCACATGCTCGAATGTCTGCTTCTAAGTTGTGGTCAGTGGTTGGTTTCATAATTCATGGTCCGGCGTGCAGGAATCGAACCCACATTCACGGTGTAGAAGACCGCTGTATTATCCATTATACTAACGCCAGTTGTTTGGTGGGCCAAGTAAGAATTGAACTTACACTCAATCGATTATGAGTCGACTGCTTTACCATTAAGCTATTGGCCCTAAATTACATTGTAGCAGGAAAACTATTTAGTGCCAACCGGGCATTGTGCCAGATTGCTAGGTGGAGATTTGATTGATGATTTCAATGGCTAGCCGTATCATGTCATGACTGGCGTTTAATTTGGCAGATATTTGATCAATGTCGAAGTGCCTGCTGAGCATTTCTCTGACCGCGTTGACAAAGTCTCGGGACATGTTAATATAACGCCTGACACCTGCGATCTAGTGACATATCTGGAGAAATATATCACTAGATGCAGCCACGCACGTCAGTGTTGAGATTGGGCTGGTATTCACGGATCATGTCACGCTCGGCAGCGTGAGCTTCTGACTTGCCGCGGATCACAGCCAGGATCTTGGCAGTGAATGACTCGGCACCACGCTCGCGCATGGCTTCGTACAACAACCAAGATTTGTTCTCGCTACGCGAACGATATACATGCTTGTTGAAACGCACCTTTACACTTTTCAGCGGAGTGCTTTCAGTCTTGGCAGTGACTCCAATATAGAAGTCATCACCGGACTCTAGCATGTAGATGATATGCGTACGGTCTGAGCGCTTTTTTCTGTTCATGCTGTATTATAGCATTTTGGGCATTATTGGTCAACCGAAATAGTGGGTATGTACGATTATCAAAATGGCTAGATATGCGCCAACCACAATCCCAACTATCAAACCAAGAAAAAACATCTTGTGTTCCTTTTGCGTATGCCTATATTATAGCATTTTGGGCATTATTGGTCAACCAGATTTTCCGTGGTTTTTTTGCAACAAAAGTTGGGATTTTTCAGGTATTTTTCAGGTATTTTAGGAACTTTTTCATGTCCCCGTATAGGGCAAACATAGTTGCTTCTTTGCTGCCGTACAAAACCAAAGTTGGAGTTTTGTGCATCTGTAGAAAATACGGGCAAGTGAGTTTTTTATTCAGCAACAATAACTCTGACGGTCCGGGCAAAACCTGCCTGGTATTGGTCTGATATGGAATCGGAATTTCAAATGACCAAGATTCAATTTTCAATTCTCTCATGATACCAACACCTTCGGGGCTCAATCTCAATCCTGAATCAGGACGAAAATCCTGCCACCATGACCGCATGGCCACATCATCGGTCATCCCATGATCGGAATGATCTTCGGGCAGCAGTTTCAGCAGTTGCTGAGTGTAATAGAGTTTATTGAGCATCGGGGTAAACTTGAGACCCCTGGGTGAGCAAGACCACTGTGAATTTGTCAGTCTTGAATTGAGTGTTGAGCTTGCGAGCCAGATTTTTGGCATGCCCAGGATTTGAGAAACTTACCTTTTTGTACTTGGGCCCGGGATATTGTGTGAGCATGTGACTGGTCTTGAGATTGATGGGTTTGCTATCATAAAACACAGCCCACACCCCCTCACTTGCCAAGACTTGCTCAGTTTTATAAGTGACTTTATTGGTGTGCTCAATCAACACCTGAGGACGTGGCCTGCTCATGATATTATTTATCTCATAAACTATGCAGATTTGAATGAGCCACCTACCAGCTCAACCGAAATCACTTCTTCTTTGGCCGCAACAGGTGGCGCCCGCATGGCTTCTAGTGTGAGCAGCAGTTTGGTTATGTCTGCATGCAGATCCTTGGCATCTCTCATGCTCATGGTAAAATCACGCTGATTGCGCGACTCATGAGCTTTGATGCTGTCCACAAAACGATTGATGTGCAGGCTCATATCAGGGCTTGTTCAAATAACGTGCCAGCTCAGGTGGCTTCCAACCTTCAGGTTTGAGCACCTTGCCATCTTCGCGCTTGAGCACCTTGCCACTGGCCGGGTCAATCTTGGCAAAGTTGCTGCGCATGACTTCGATCCAAGCGCCTTCCCCATCTGCACCCATGCTGTGTATGGCACCAATGGTCACAACCAGGATGTCAATCAAGGCATCCAAGGTATCCACATCGTTGTCGGCATCTTGTAGTTCTATGAACTCTTCTTCAATCAATCGGATATACATATCAAATTGTGCTTGGTCTCCGGTGACACTTTGGTCACAGGCTAGCATGAATTTCTCTTGGTCTTTGAATACATTGGTTGTCATGGTTTTCCTTTCATAATAGCTTCTTCTTTGGTATGGTATGGACCTTGGTACGAATATCGTTGCAAGGTAATCAGTTTGGGATTCTGTACCATCTTCCACACACGATGTTTCTTTACATAGTACCATCCAGCAGCAAACCAGGATTTGCTGTTTTCTTCTTGTGTGAATAAGGGCAGTCTATGCTGTATGTCCCACATGGCATTGAATACTCGCTGCCCTGTGTCATAGCCATAAACTTGATTTTCTGGATTGGGTGTGGATTCTGCTGCTGGCATGAATTCAATATCACGGTCCAGCATCTTGATGGTTTTGTATTTGGTCACTGTGTTGCTGATCTTCACAGTATATCCATCATCCTGTGCTTCGATCTGGCCCACCTTGCGATTGTCTTTTTTCAATATCCAATAGCGGTCGGCTATCACTGGCATGGCTAATATCAATTTAGTGCTCCTGTATATGTCTTGTTCAGCCAGCGCCCAATGCTTTCGGCTGATTCACTGAGCTTGGTCAGTTCGTACTTGCCACAGAACTTCAAGAAGTGTGTGCCCACTTGGCCCACATCCTTGTGGCTGATTTGTGTGCGGATCGCAGTATCCACCACCTGCTTGACCTCTGCAGGCTGTGCAGTGAGATCGATCAAGGTACGGTTGCGTTCGTAGTCGTCTAGCACACGATGTTCTTCACCGTTGTGATCGGTCCAGCGTTGCAACATGAGATTGTTCCAAGCATATCCGCGCTTTTCTCGATCGGCAAAGGCCTCACGGAGACCAACTTTATTCTTTGTGCCTTTCTCACGTACTCCAGGATATGCACTGAATACATTGTCGGAGGTGTCCCCACGCATGCACTTCTCAAATAGCAGCCAGGCCGGATCCGGGATGGTCTTTGGCTGTTTAGTTTTTTTATCATTGACAGGTTTGCCTTTGGCATCAAACACGCCCTCCAAGGTCAGTAGTTCATCTGTGATGCCATTGTACTGCTCAACATTGGGTGCCAGCAGTTGCACGAAGTCAGTGTCTGAGCTGACTACCACATGAGTGTCTTCAGGATGCAAAGAGATCCAACGAGCGATGATATCATCAGCTTCGGCAGTCTCACAGCGGATCACGCTGCAATTGGTGCGTTGGCCCAGATATCGGGTCATCTCATCGTAGGTGTCCCAGAATAGTTTGTCTTCCTCGGCTTCTTGTTCGGTCATCTTGCCACGGGCCACAGCACGATTGGCCTTGTATGGCTTGTAGTGATCTTTGCGCCAGCTGCGACCTTCCAGAGCGAACACCACATGGTCAGCGTCAAATTTCCGTGCCACTTTGTTTGCTGCCATCAGTGTGACGTGCAATGCAAACCCCACTTTGGTCCATGAGTCAGCTGCACGATGCGCACTGTGACGAGCACGGAAAAACATGTTGGCAGTATCAATCAGTAGGTATTTCATCAAGATCCATGAGTTGGTGTTGTTTGATGTATTGTAGCAGATATTTGCCCCAAAAGCAATGGGCATCTTTGCCAAAATGGTAGGATTTTGGATTTGAATACTGGAATCCGTTGCTCAAAAGCACCGAATTGTAGCTGGATTCACGCACATACGGATCCAAATAGCAGTGATTCCAATCTCTGCAATCGGGCACCATCTGCACAGCCAGATCACTGAATGTGCTGTTGCCATTGAAGAACAGATGTTTTATACCCAGGCTGTTGAGATATTGGTGAAATCGCCAAATTGTGTCATGACTCTGTCTGGTGCAAGCATGATAGTCTATGTCCATGATGTATTGGCGATAGCGTTGCTCCAGTTCCGGTGGTACATGATCTACTCCGGATGCATTGACCTGGTACCACGTGCCATCATGCAACCATTCTTCTCGTTCCCAGGTGCTCCATTGTATCAGCATGAATGTGTCTGCTAATTTGTCACGATTGGTTTCAATCCACTCAGTGGTGGTACGCAAGATACGAGAGTTGCTGCCTCCAGATTGACTTTGATTGATTCTTTCGCAGCCCAACAGGTCTGACAGCACAGCACCAAAGCTGACTTTTTCGTTGTCAGGATGTGGGTGCCGACCTTGACCACAGTAGAGGCTGTCATCTTCGGCCCAGCCATGTGGTGATCCGGCCTCGGCACCGGCTGCGTGACTATCACCATTGATGTACAATATCATTTCCTTGACAGCACCTTGTGGCTCTCAGCCGCCACTACTCTGCGTCGCAGGCTTGAACTAGAGAATGAATGATCACGCTTATTAAATACCAGTTCGATGCCTCGATTTCGGCATTCTTCCCACCCAGTGAAATCTAGTCCTTGATATTCCACGCCCAGGATACGCACATCCACAGGCAAGATCAACAGCAGATCCACAAGGTCTTCTTCAGTCTGATACACCACCACTTCATCCACATAACGGCAAGCACTGAGTTGTATCTGACGCTCCACTATGCTCTGCACAGGATGATTCTTTGTGTCTGGTCTGTCTATTGTGGGATCAGTTTGCAAGCCGCATATGAGATAATCGCAGTGATTCTTGGCTTCTGATAGCATGGCGATATGCCCAGCATGCAGCATGTCAAAGGTAGAGAAGGTGATGCCGATTCTTTTACCGTCGGCTTTGAGTTGTTTGATGTGATTGAAGATCATTCTTTATATGCTGGGTTAGGAAAGTCTAATTCAAAAACGTGATAGGAATTATAATCGCCGTCGGTGTCTCTTAGAATCTCTAATGTTCGGGTGTGTTCAGCTTCTAGTAGTGTCATAAACATGCCCATGCCCAAAGAGCTAGTGCCACACGGCGAAATGTATAATCCAGACTTGGCGGACATTTTCAATAGTTGGTAGACCTTTATGGTCTGTGGGGGCGGTAATCCTTGCATTAGCTTATTTCTTGAGTCATGATACTTCGCTGCGCCCATCACCAATGTTGCGTGTCTGCACATACACACCAGAATTCCTGATGGCTTCTTCTTGTTCCCAAGTCTCCATGACCACATGCCTGCACACGTTTTGGAACCAGCGATCCACGATGTCGGAATCAGCATCATCCTTCTTCATCATGTATCCGGCCTTGATCAACCGAGCCACAAAGATCTCGTTCCAGTCCAGTTCAAATGCACCTTGATGTAGATTTTCAGGATCTACATCCATGCGCAATACTGCCACATATGGTTCGTTGGCTTCGGTGGCCAGTTGCTTGGCAGTCTTAGGCGGTGCCTTGACTCGTGGCGCAGGTGGTTCCTTTACCTCAGGTGCAGCAGCCATGGCTGCCAGGGCTTTTTCTTTACTACCAAAAAATCTATCAAATAATCCCATGTTATTCCTCTTTCACTTCTATCCATGTGTAATCGCCCAGCCACTTGACCTGTGCGATGTATTCATAGTTTTCCGGAGCACTGCTGCTCCAACCATTGGGTCCTTGTTTGGCCAGTATAGTTTTCTTTTTGTCAGTGTCAAAAACCAACCAATAGCATTGACCATGCGCAGGTTGGAATTGATATTCAGCAGCATGTACTGCATCTGTTATTTCTAATCTGCGTTTGATCTCATGTGCTTGCGACTCTAGTACCTTTACCAAGGCCACGATGCGATCATATTCTTGTTGAGCATGCATCCTGGCCACATTGATCATGATGTCTTTTTGTTTTTCAACAGGCACTAGATCAAACTTTGGGCCCAACGTAGATGTAGCATACGGTGTCACATTCCGGTTGAAGAAATGTACCAGTGATCCGGTTGAATCGCTGTCATAACTGCTGACACCATTTGCTGAATTCTTGGTCATCGTTTCAATTGCCAGATCAAGAATTCAAACTTGTCTATGTAATAATCTACAAACACAGGCTCCCCTGGTCCGGTGATTATTCTTGTGCCCTTGTAGCAGCGTTCTAGCCAAAGTTTCCGATCAGTTAAGAAACATTTTCTTGGTAGCAGGCACAAATGTAGATGCCAATCAAAAACACGAGTCAACCCCCAATCCTCACTTAGAGGAGATTGAGTTGTACTCATTGGATCCATGATTCCCATCAAGTGCCCCATTCATTCTTGAATAGTGGCACTTGGAGTCGATCACTGTACCGCCAGCCTTTTCGCATCGCCATTTCTGCCACTGCCCTATTATTAAGAGCGTACACCCGTTCAACACCACCAACAGGCATAATATACACAGGCCCCGTAAAGCCCCCAGCACGAAACTCCTCCACGGCTCGTTCAGCATCCTTTAGGTCCTCCTCTGTGCTGATAACAAACTTCAAATAAACATATGACCCAGTATCTTGATAAGATTTAACTACTGCGGGTTTAATAGCATCTTTCCACGGCTCGCCGCTACATGGAAGTTTGGCACTGACACTAAATGTTACTTGCCGCATTAGCGATTTTTCATGATCCCATGCCCAGTCTTTTATGAACTGTGTGAAGTCTGATGTTAGACGCATGGTACCGTTTGTCTCAAAAGTAATCTCCTTCAGTCCTGCCATCTTGGGATGATTGAGCAAATCTGGATATTGCTTTTGCCAGCCTAGTAAAGGTTCGCCACCTGTAATTACGAGATGTTCGTCCCGCCATTCCTTGTGCGGTAGCGTATCCACAATAGCGTTGGCAATCGAATCAGTACTAAGAAGGGGAGATAGATGCTTAAAGCGAGGATCCCAACTAGCATAACTGTCACAGCCTGTAGATACCAAAGGCAGCGAGTTGTAATCCTTGTAAAGATCTGGGTCAATGGTGTTTGCTTCATCGCTGAGTTCTCCTCGTGGCATGCCAAATCCGGCACATTTAAAGTTGCATCCAAATGTGCGTAAGAACACACTAGGCACACCCATGTATCTGCCCTCGCCTTGTATGCTGTAGAACAGTTCTGCTATTTTGATTTTGCTCATAATCTTGTTACCTTGGTCATTCCTGAGTAGTTTGGATCTTTATTTAGATTGATACTGGCTTCGTGCATTTTAACACGAGTCCCTGATTTTGTCACCCATCCTGGCAATACTGCGTCTAGATAGGCCAAATGCTCTGCCGGGCTGGGATGCGGATCTATACCGGGTTTGGGCCAGTTGTTCTGAAATACTGTTTGGTCATATCCGGGCAACACACACCCTAGCACATCGATATACAATTCCGTCACATCATCGTATGCTGGAAAGGCACACATACTGAGAAACCGCCAAGTCACATCGGTGTGTTCTAATAGAGTCTTGACTGCTTTGATGTATGCTAGATCTCTTATGAGATATCCACGTTCATCCACATGTGTTTTCAAATAATCCGTATTGTATATGGGACTGGCAAACATGTTTCCTAACGTGTGCCATCGACCATCCGCGTATCTATCATCTCTCGTGACTCCTGTCCAACACACTATCACAGTATCAGCTGAACTGAATTGGTGTCGTTGATCAGCCTCCATCACAGAGTTGAATATGTAATGATTGCCTGCTCCTGATTGTCCCCAATTCTGTGTGTGATCAAACTCGGGTGCTAGACAATCTACCCAAGTAGGCCATCGATAGTTGGTAAAACTGCAACCAAATGCAAATAACCGTTTCATTGTTTCCGTGCTTTGACCAGCAGATGCCATCCTAGATATTCTTTGATAGCTTCACGCATTTCTTCTGGCATGGCCGCAAACCACGGCTCTAGTTCATATCTACCTTGTTTGTATGCAGGCACATTGTACATGAAACAATGTGCCTGACGCAGTCTTTCGATGTGGAATCGATCACCAAGCAAAGCATACACTTCATCATTGGTATAGGCCTTGGCATACGGGCAACCATTCTGTGCTTCAAACTGGTCCAGTCCTTTGCGGATCATGCTGTACTTCCAGGAGTTTTTGGCATACACAAGGAATCTAAATTCTCCTTGAGGCACCAACGCATCATATGCATTCTGTATCATATCATCGATACGTGGAAAGTGATGCATGACTCCACAGCTATACACCAGATCAAATTTTCCTAGGTCTTGATATATCGCAGCATCGCTGGCATCTCCACAGATGAATCGGCCTTCTAGGCCTTCTACCTTGAATCGTTGTTCGGCCAGATCAACGGTCTTGGGGCTGATATCGATAGCAGTATAGTCCGCACCATATCGCGCAAATTCAGCAGCATCTGTGCCGATACCGCAGCCGATTTCCAGTACTCGTTTGCCTTGCCATAAGTGGAAGCCGGCAAATTCTCTCATGTGTGATTCCACACGATATCTGCGTTCAGATACCTGCCGATAAAAGTCCAAGGTGCCTACTTTGGCAGTACCGTGCAAAATGTTACAAGGTTGGTTGTCCCAATAGCGTATGATACGCTGTTCTAGTGTGTTATCATCCATTGATTATCCTTCTATGACGGATCGTTTGATCTCCATGCTCCATTGTGATTGTTGGCGATTCACATCATTGATCTTGAGCTTTTCCCAAGGGTCTTGTTTGCCCTTTAGCACATTCCAGAAAAAATCTGTTTTCATACCAATACTGTCCATGTATCTAGCAAGTTTTTTGCAGTCCATGTATCTCAGTTCTACCACATCCATGTGCAAGAAGTCTCTGGGATCTTGTGGATTGCCTTCTAGCATGGGCCTGTTGTTGAATGTTGCGTCCAGATTTTTGCCAGTGAGATCATAGCGTTCGTGAGCCACATTGACTGGTATGCGTTGGTAGATGTCCAACAAGTAAGCCTGCTGACTCAACCAAGCATCAGAGATCTGATGTGGGCACAGATATCCCAGCAGCTCTAGCCATTTGTGTGGCACTATGGGAAAGATGCTGTATGGATGTAGATTGTGTGTGCAGAATGCCAGCAGTCGGAATTGACCAGCGTAGCTCATGATGGTGGCATCCCAGGCCGGGGTCTGCATCACAGCATCGTCGTTCCAGATGATGTACCATCTTGCTTTGATCTGCTTGGCCATGGCATTGACATATTCATTGAGACGTATGTACCCCATGGGTTCAAATTTCATTGCAGTATAATTGGCCCGGATACTGTCCAACCAAGGTCGGAGACTGTGATCAAAATAACTCAGTCCAACTGAATCATCTCGGTCAAACCCCAACATCAGCTGTATGGCTGTGGGATCAGTTGCATTGTCATACAATGATTGTATGCTTTTTCTCAGCGCATCGGTGCGCCCGCGGGTGGGCAGCAACACGCTGATATCGTATTTAAATCCAGCACTCATGAAACCTCGCGATTATGTTGTCAATGCTTTTTTCTTGACAGAAAAAGAACCCTGTGCTTTGGCAGCACCAGCGCCACGACGTGTGCCTTTGGCGTTTTCCACCCCCACAAGATCCACTGTGGCTTTGCCAAAGTTTCTGCGGCGTGCAAAGTAGAATAGTTCCAAGAACCGGTTGAGGCTCATGGTCTTGTCCTCTGGAAAGTCCAGATGATATGTTGTGGCAGTTTTTTCCAATGGCCGATTGAAGCTCAAGTAGTCCCAAAGGTTGTAATCCAATTCGAGATTCATAGGATACTGATCACGGTCATTGTACTTGATGTAGTAGTTTCTTTGCAGTTTCATCAAGCTGGCCAACAAATCTTCGGGCAAGTTGTAGCGTTGCAAGAACGATTCCAAGAAATCATACAGCTCATCCACGCGATCTTCTTGGTGCATGTTCATGCTGGTCCTGTGGATGATGTTCCAGCCATGTATCTCCACGCCAATCTTGGGATGGTTGATCTTGCCAGTGGTCATCCAGTTGGAGAAGTATTGTCTTGCTTCGTCTGCTTCTTTCTTCAACCAGCTATTGGTCATGGCATGAGCAAACAGGTCTTCATAGTAATCGTGGTAGCTGATGCCCAGATGTTTGTTGATGAATCGTGCCACCAAGGTAGCGAATCCATTGATGTGGAACGTGGTCTGGAACCACGAAAAGATCTGCGCATCCAACATCACAGGTGTGGGCATGTCTTTGGTGCCAGTGATAACATCAATACTTTCTTCAATGTGTTCCACGCTGTAGCTGCCGGCAAAGTAGTCTGTGACAGGCTGGCTGGTTATCTTGAACAGCTTCTTCTGCAACAGATTCATTTCGGCGTTTTCCAACAACTGAGCCTGGAACACAGTGATACCAGTGTGTTGATTTAGGTCATACAATGCATAGAAGTTTTTCTTCCATGACTCCAGAGTCTCTCCAGGCAAGCCAAGTATGAGTTCTGTGTATGCAGGAATGTTGCGTTGGTCGCACAGCTCAAACACTTCATTGAGTTTGTTCATCTCCATGTTCTTGCGGCGTATGTTCTCTAACACATCCAGATCCAGGCTTTGTACGCTGAGTGTGAGTCCTTGATTGAAGCCACGAGCATCCAACAGTTTCTTCACAATCTCGATCACTTCTTTCTTTTGATTCTTGGCCCAGGCCACTGAGAATGTTCTTGGTGATCCATATTTTTCTTGGCACTCAATGATCTTGTCAGCGATCATGCCATCACGTTCAGGGAACATGCCAAAGTTGGCATCAGTGATTGAGATCCAGTCAAAGTTACGCTGAGCCATCCACTCCAGTTCTGCAAACACACGTTCCAGTTCAAACTTCTTGACCTTGTTGTATGTGAGGCTGCCCCAGTCACAGAATGTGCAGGCAAACGGACATCCACGATTGGTCTCTAATGTGCCTTGCCATGTGATCTCAGGATGGTCTGCGATCATCTTGTCAAATATGCCTGACAGATACGGGCTGGGTACTTCTTCCAGCGTTTCGATACGCTTGGCATCTTGTGTTTTTACTGCTTGACCATTTCTATTAATCAGCAGGCCGGATACATTTTCCCAGTCTTTGGTTTCAAAATGTTTCAGCAGATTTTTAAAAGTTATCTCACCTTCGTAGCAGATCACCAGATCCATGAAAGGTTCTTTCACAAACAACTCAGGATCTTCAATGGCCACCTCGGGTCCGCCAAACACTATGAGACATTCAGGATTGAATGTTTTTATCAGCTTGGCCAAGTGGTAATTGTAACGATGATTCCACACATAAGTGGAGAATGCCACTAGATGATTGGTACTGAGTTTCAGTGCCAGTTCCTCAATGGGTTCTCTGCGCCAGATCCAGTCTGTGACTTCAAATCGTTCCTGGATCCACGGGTCAGCTAGACTGTAACTCCATACCACCCCAGCTGAATAGGGCAGATAGTACGCATTGAACTCTTTGGGTCCTTGTTGAAAGTTGGGCTGGACCCAGGCGATTTTGTTTTTCATTATGTACTTATTGGGTCAGCCTCTGCTGACTTGCCAAAATGTGGATTGGCAAATTGTTTCATCTGATGATTGGGATCATTCTCCAACAATCTCTGCCATGGCTCCTGGGTGCCCTTGAATATGTTTTCAAAGTATTCAGTGCTCTGCCCGACCCTCTGCATGTACATGGCCAATTTGGCACAGTCACCTTGACGCAATCGCAGATTTTCAATGCTGTGGAAATCGTTGGGATCTTGTGGCTTGCCTTCTAGAATGTGTCGGTCTAGAAAAGTGGCATCCATGTTGTTGCCAGTCAAGTCAAATCGATCATGCAACACATCCACTGGTATGCGTTCGTAGATATCCAACAAGTAGGCCTGCTGACTCACCCATCCATCCTGCGAACTGTGTGGAGAAATGTATCCCAACAGATCAAACCATGCACGTGGGATGATAGGGAAAATACTGTATGGGTGCATGTTGTGTGTTCGGAAGCCCAACAGTTTGAGATGCTCACTGGTATGGCTCATGATCACAGTATCCCAGCCCTGAGACTGCATGGCCGCGTCATCGTTCCAGATCATCAACCATTTGCTGTCAGAAACTTTGGCCAATGCGTTGTTGTATTTGTGCAGATTCACATAGCCCAGGCGGTCAAATCTCATGGCAGTATATGCAATAGATTTCAAATCCAGCCAAGGTTTGACCGTGCTGTTGAAGTAGTTGGTACCAACCTCATCATCCTTGTCAAACGCAAACATCAATTGCAATTTTTCCGGATGGTCTGCTAGTTCTACTAGAGTTTTGATGCTGCGTTCCAAGCTGGTTGTACGGCCTCTGGTGGCCAACAACATGGCTATGTCATACTTGCGTTCAGTCATTGAATTCATTGTCCTCTCTACGTCCTTGACGACCTGCCATGTTAGAGTCTGTTTCACGCACCTCTACTCTGGTGCACCAAACACGTTTGGCTTCTTCCGATCCGCAGTTGGGCAAGAAGATTGTGTTCACATACTCATACAAGAAGTCAGCGATGCCTTCGCAACCGGTCTTTTCCACTTCTGTGATCTTGGCCAGTTTGAGCCGGCCCAGTTCCAGCAAATGCTCGCGCATGGGATCATCTTGTGCCACCAGCAAGGTGTGATCAAACCATTCTTCCAGTTTTTCTTTCAGTGGTTTCAACCCACCAAAGTCAGTTACCCAGTTGCGAGCATCCAAGGTGTCAGCTTCAAATTCAAAGTGGAAACTCATCGCATATCCGTGGATGAGATTGCAGTGACTTTGAGCACGCCATTGACGATATGCTACAGGACCGATTTGTCTGTAAGTCTTTGTTGAAAAGTATTTTTGTGCCATGATTTTCTCCTATGTTAGATTATAGCATAGGCGGCGGAGTTTGTATAGCGGGACGATGCCGATAGGCCGCTGTATGGATATTTATGCTGGCTGTCGATAGCCATTGGCTTTATAGTTGGCTTGGCCGGGGATCACTCCACGCACACCGCCTACAGGATCCTCACAGTCACCCTGCCGCCTTGGGATCAAGTGTATGTGTGGATACATCACTGTCTGGCCTGCTGAACTACCAGAGTTGAATCCAATGTTGTAACCATCACATTCACCTCGTCGGACCAAGACCTCACCATGTCGCAATGCACTTTCAAACGCATCATTGATCACAGTCAGTGTATTGTATGTGGGCACAAACAACAAGTGACCCTGGGTAACAGGATATCGATCTCGAAACACAGCAACATGGAAGTCACTGAGATCTTCTACTGGTTGATCCCAAGGTGCTACGCCAGCAGCCTGGGCTTGGGCTAGTGTTTCGTGATGTTTCATCGCGGTGCAAATTCCTGTTGCAGTTTGATATTGTCGAAGAACTCTTTCTTGGTGCTTTGGTCAGTCTGGAATGCACCTTTGAGCACTGTGGTCTGTGTGAGACTTGAATGTGCCATGATACCACGATTCTCACAGCAGCCATGAGTGGCCTGGATGTATACTGCCACATCCGCAGCGTCAGTGGCCTTCATTATTTCTCTAGCGATGTCGTTGCAGAGTTCTTCCTGTAGAGTACCACGGCGAGCGCACCACTGAGCAATGCGAGTATACTTTGAAAGACCAATGAGTTTGTTAGCGGCAATGATCCCAATATAAGCAACTCCCACGACAGGTTGATGATGGTGACTGCACATACTGCGTAACTCACTACGAACAACCAACATGCCTTCATAGCGATCTTTGCTATCGTTAGGAAATGCTGTTGCGTCTGGTGCTGGTTCATATCTGCCTGCCATTATTTCGTTGTAATACATCTTGGCCAAGCGTCGTGCTGTGCCTTTAGAGTTGGGA